CTATCTGATAAAATGAAAACAAAAAACACTATAACAAAAGCAATAGAATATTTATCTATTTATGCGGATAAAAGCGAAAAATTTGGAGATTTTAAGCACATAAGTAAGGCAATAGATAATCCCTTAAAGGTTTCTTTTATAAAGCAAGAAAAAATAGACTCTTTGCTTGAGTATACACAAACTAAAATTGTAGGCACACCAGAACAAAGAAAAAAGTATTTTACTAGCACAAGCATACAAAAGTTACTACAGCAAATGTTTAAAAATGAGGTAATAAGGACAGAACAAATATCCAGCGATATCGAAAAACAATTAAGGGTTGAATTCTGTAAAGATGTTGATTTGTTTATTGAGGAAGATATACAAAAATTTTATAGTCAAGAGCTAGAACAATATATTTATAATAAAACAGGCAGTTGTATGGATAAAAAGCCATCTAAATATTTTGATTTGTACAAAAATTTTATAAATGTAAACACGCAAATTGTAGGTTTAAAAGTTGGAAAAAGTGTAATTGCTCGGGCTATCTTATGGACAAAAAATACAGATAAAAAAGAGTATTATCTAGATAGAATTTACGTTGCATCAGAATTTCAGAATAGCAATCAAAAAGAGCTGCAACAAAAACTATATAATAAAATTAAAAGAGCTTTAAAATTAAAGAGGTTAGATTGCTACAGCTTAACTTATGTTAAACAGGGTACAAATTCAGAAAGCGAAAAAATAAACTATTTTAAATCAATAAGCGTACCAACTTTTGCAATACAGATAAAACAAGATGTTTTTAATGAATTAGAATCTTATCCATATTTAGATACTTTTAGGTGGGGAAAAGAAACAAAAAACAATATCATATTCACAGATTGCGAAGATGATTGCAATTATATTTTAGATAGTACTTCGGGATATTATACAGAAGGAGACACAAATATTTGCGATTGTTGTGGAGAGAGAACAGATGAAGATTATTTGTCTTATTCAGATTATGAAGAAGAATATTTGTGCGAGGAATGTTCTGCTTATATAGAAGAAAGAGATGATATAGTAAGAAGAGATAATGCAGTATACAATAGCTATTCAGGATACTATCACGTTGAATCAGATATTGGATAAAAAAAATAAATCAATTATTAACTAAAATTAACGCCAATGATTAAACACTTTTAACAACTTTAACAAAATACCATTAAACGATTTTACAATAACGATTTTATTTATCCTTTTTTTGGTTTGTTGTTAACTTCAAAAAATTTGCAGATAGTTAAATAAATTTTAATAAAAACCTTTTAATTATCTGCTTTTTTTCTTCTTTTACACAAGTTTTTCAATAAAAAGTTATAAAAAAGATTTTAAAAGTAAATATTTATAAAAAAAAGTTGTTTTTCTCATTCTTTAACCTGAAAAATGGGTTAAAAATGCAAATTCCGTCGATTTGGGAAAAAGCTATTCTTAAGACTCTACACATACATAGAAGTATTTCAAATCCAATTTCATAATTAAAGTTTCCAAGTTATTTTAGGAGGTAGTAGTTGTATTGTAAGTTTTCCAAATGTAAATTTAAACATAGTGTATATTTTGTTTAGAAGGTTATCAAATATGCTAGTTGCGATATGAGCAACAGTATATTCTATAGGAAGTAAAGGTATAGTAAAAAAAATTAAATATTCAGAAGTTTTTGGAAGCAAAAAAAAATTATAAAAAATTTTGAAATGGGATTTAATTCAATTTCATATAGATAGGGTATGTAAAGGGTATACTATATGCCTAAAGATAAGGTAAAAGATAAAGATAAAGATATGAAGAAAGAAAGGTTAATAAATTTTCTGTAAACTTCGTAGGATATAAAATATATTTTGTTTAATTTGTAAAAAAAGAAAAGTTATGCCTTGCGAGGAATGTGAAGAAGGAAAATATAAATGGGGAGAGACAGGAGAGTGTAGATACGATACTCTTGAAGAATGTCAATTAGACAATAAAGATGCATATAATCACGAAGCAGATGTAGATTATACTATGAACTTTACTCAAGAACAAATGGAGGAGCTTCATACTAATGGAGAGGTTATAATCCACATTGAAGGAAACGAGGGAGAAGAAATGGTAATTAAATTTACTTACAATCCTGAGGAAGTTGATGCAGAAGAAATGGAAAGAGAATATTCAGACCTTACAGAATCACTTTTGAATAGTGAATTAGATGAATATATAGATAAGCTTACGGACTCTATAAAAAGATTATAATGGCAACTTACAATGACTACCCTCAGTCAGCAACTAATAATGCTAAGAGGGCAATAAAATATAAAGAAGAAAATGGTAGTAGCTGTGGTACTAACGTAGGTTGGACAAGAGCAGGACAATTAGCTCGTAGAGAAAAACTATCAAGAGATACTATAGCTAGAATGGCAAGTTTCAAAAGACATCAGCAACATAAAGACGTTCCTTACTCAGAAGGTTGTGGAGGTATAATGTGGGACGCTTGGGGAGGAACAAGTGGTGTTGAATGGGCTATAAAAAAATTAGCACAAATAGATAAAGAGAAATCTCAACTAGATAAAGAGCTAGATGGATTAGTTGATGAGCTAGTAAATAAAATAAAAGAACTATAATATGAGTGAAGATAATAGACATAAACTTAGAGAAAGTAATCTTAATAAACTTAACCCATATAAAGAAACTTCTGAAAAATATTTTCCAAATGGTGGTAAAATAAATACAGAAGGAAGAAAGAAAGGAGAAAAAAATAATGTAGTAGTAAATAAAATTAGCAGAAATGCTTTGACTTGGGCACTAGAAGGTCATTCTACTAAAATCAGAATGGCATTAGATAAATTATTTGACCAAAATCCTGAAGCATATATAAATGCAGTTTCAAAACTACTTAACTATACAGTTCCAAAATTATCATCTTCTGAAATTAACGATAACACAACTAAGAAAGTAAAAATTGAGTTGAATGATGATGTGAGCATTGAGGAGCTAAGAGCAAAACTTGATGACATTGAAAGCAACTGATGAAGCACTTAGATTTGCATTAGAAAAGAAGTTATGCGAATTATCATTTTATGAATTTTTTAAAAAGGCCTGGCACGTTGTTGAACCTTCTATTGAGCTGTCTACTAATTGGCATCATAAATATCTATGTGATATTTTACAAGAAGAAGCAGAAAGAATAATTGCCAATAAACCTAAAACGAAAGACATTGTTATAAATATACCCTTTCGTTCTACAAAATCACTATTAGTTACAGTTATGTTTCCTGTATGGGCTTGGATAAAGAATCCTAAGTTCAGATTCATAACAGCATCATACTCTGCAGACCTTTCAATAGAACATTCTACAAGAAGTAGAGATATAATAAACTCAGAATGGTTTTCAAATAGATGGGGAGATATTTTTCACATCAAAAAAGACCAAAATCTAAAATCAAGATACGAAAATAACTTTTTAGGAGTAAGGAGAGCAACATCTGTTGGTGGTACCGTTACAGGGCAAGGAGGAGACTTCTTAATTGTAGATGACCCTGTATCACCTCAACACGCAGCTTCAGAAATAGAAAGAGAAAATGCTAATGAATGGTATAGAACAACATTCTACTCAAGACTTAATAACCCACTCACAGGAATTAGGATAGTTATTATGCAAAGAATACACGATAACGATTTAAGTGGATTTTTATTGTATGGAGACGAAAGTAGACTCAAGCACCAACACATTTGCATACCTGCAGAGCTATCAGATGACATCAAGCCAAAAAAATTAGAGAAATTTTATGATAAAGATGGCTTATTCTGGACAGATAGGTTTAGTAAGTCAATTCTTGATGACTATAAACAAGCTTTAGGTAGTTATGGATACGCAGGTCAGCTTATGCAAACACCTACACCTCTAAACTCAGGAATGATAAAAGCTGAGTGGCTTAAAATAGACCAATTCAAAATGATAGACATTGGAGAGCAAGTAACAGTTGATTTTGTTATAGACCCTGCATATACTGCAAATGAAAAAAATGACCCATCAGCACTACTAGCTTATATATTTAAAGATAATAAATGGCAAATCATAGATTGTGTTAACGTATATAAAGAATTTCCTGACTTAGTAAGGTTTATAACGCAATGGGTAACTAAAAATGGCTATACAAATAGAAGCAGGATATATGTAGAGCCAAAAGCATCAGGAAAATCAATAGTACAGACACTAAAAAAAGAAACAGGGCTAAATGTAAGAGAAGATAAACCACCATCTAAAGACAAGGTAGCTAGAGTACAAGATATCTCTGCGTCTTTAGAATCAGGTAGAGTAAGTTTACTCAATGGGAAATGGAACGAAGAATTTATTCAGCAATTAGTGAGGTTTCCCTCTGCTAAACACGATGATATGGTAGATTGTTTAGTAATGGCTATAAATAAAAATATGTGGAATGGCAGTAAAATAGTTTATTTTTCTTAACTTCTAAAAACTTCTAGTACAATATAAAAAAAATCCATATAATTGCGAAATAATAAGAAAATCTTTATGAAACTTAATAGTCTGAACCAAAATCACGAAGATATACTCAAAAAGTATATAAGTTTTGTTCAAAAAACAGTCTATAAGGCCACTGAAGATTATGACGCTAAAAAATTCTTAGATTTTAACGAGGTATTAGAAAATATTGTAGATTACACCAATGCTTTCAATAAAATAGTCAAAACATCTAACAGAAGGACTGAATGGGCTTATATGACTCCAAATTTGATACTTTATTCTTGTATTGGATTCATTTCAGGAATTAGAAACAAGAAAAACAATGATTTTATGGACGTATTGTCTGAAAACTTATTTGAAAAAACAGTTGATTTCATAGGAGAAACTACAGATATACTTGAAGATATAAATATTAAAGAAAATATACAGAAGGAGATACTAACTAACTTAAATAAAATCAATGAGCATAACAATTAATATTAAAAGCCAGAATGTTGATAGAGATGTTGTCATTCCTGTCGAATGGAAAGACATAACTGTAAAATATTGGGGTGAGTTATCTACTATTATAAAAAAACACTACACAGAAGCAACTAAAGACGTCAAAAAAGAAGAAAGTCAAAAGCACGACCTTCTTAAGAAAGACTTGCTTTCAGATATTACTAAAGATATAAAGCTTACAGATGCTCAAACTGTGAAAATGAACTCAGATATATTTAGCTATATCACAGGACTTACCAAAGAGGAGACTTCTTGGGTAGATATAAACCAAGTAAACAAGGTTTTATCGTTAGTAAACACTTTAACAGAGGAATATAAGCCAAAAGGACTTAGGTCTTTTGAATTTGAAGGTTCAACATACTACTTTCCATCAGAATACTTTAGAAAATCAACATATGGCGACTTTATAGAGTCTACTCAGCTAGATATGTACATAAAAGATATGGAAAATGGAAGATTTGACGTTCTACCTGAACAAATGGCTATATTATGCAGAAGGTTAGACGAAGAATATGATGATGATGTTATATCTGAAAAAACAGAAAAGTTTAGAGGACTTACAATGGACATCATTTGGGAGTTCAGTTTTTTTTTGACTCTGCAAACCGAAAAATTAGTGAAACTTACCCCTTCGTTTTTGGGGAAACAACAACAAGTACAGGAGCAGTGAACACAAAAGGACTATATAGAACTTATATAAAGCCATTTGGGTGGCTTAACAGCCTTTATATGTTGGCAGAGAAGCAAGTATTCAATATTAGTGGTAAAAATGCCATAGACAGCGTTAAACAAACTAATCTGTACAATGTTCTTACATATTTAAGTTGGATAACAGCAAAAAACACTTATGAGAACAAAGTACAAGAGAAAATACATAATCCAAACAAAATAATGTAATGGCAATAATAAGATTAACAGATATAGTAGCAACAATGAAGAATAAATGGACTTATGGAGATAAGTTCTTTGGATATACAGATGAGTTTAACGATAATCATAACACTAGATACCCATCTTTACTTATAACACCTCCTGATTCAGTATATCCTGAAGTAACACCAAGAAATGGTTGGGAAGAATACGCTTTTGAAGTTTATTTTTCAGATTTATACAACAGAACACAACAGCAAAACGAAAGTATTGAGCAGAGATGGGATAATTTACAAGATTTAGCTAACGAATGGCTAGATATGTTTTTAAAATCATATATTGGAAAACAAGCAGGTAGTACGACAATATCATACCTTACTGACGGCAGTTTAACAATAGAAAGAAACAAAGAGGTGGCTAATGACCAACTTCTACAAATAAAAATGAATTTTAATTGGAAGGTGTTTAGCAAATGCTTTACTCCTGTGTCAAATTACCCTAATCAGATAAGTGGGTTGACATCTTGGCTAAGAGCAGATAGTAATGCTACATTTAGCATACCTACTAAAAAGGTAAGTATTTTGGGAGATGGTTCAGGAAATACAAATGGAGCAGGACAAACAAACAATACTTTACAACCTTTAAGGTATACTTATGGTGGTGGCACTTTAGACAAAACACAATTTACTTTTGATAGTGATTCTTTAGTTTCAGATAATAACTTTATTACAAGTCAAGAGGTAAGCGCACAATTTACAATATTTGAGGTAAGTAAGATTAATGCAGTAGATAATGCTGTATTTGGCTACTATGATATGGATACAGGTATACTTTTAGAAATGGGAACTAACTCTGGAGGTTATTATGAAGTAAAAATGAGTGACGGAACGACAGTAGTTTCTGAAGCGTCATCAAAAACTCAATTAGGATATTATCATATTGGAGTATTTAGAAAAACAGCTAAAAATGTTCATCTTAATTATTATAGTTCTTCAGAGGTTTCTGAGGGAGCACACGCTGAAGGAGCTTTTGACATCAATACATCTTTTGAGAATAACAAATTTAGAATTGGTTGTACAAGAACCTCTGATGGCCGTACACCTCCTACAGAAATAGATACTAAATATTTAGATGGCAACTTTCAAGAGGTCATAATTTACGATAAAAAATTAACAGATACAGAAACAGCTCAAGTAGTAGACTACTTGAATAAGAAATATAAAATATATTAAGATATGGGAGCAATAAGAACAGGTACAACTGTAAATTGGGGTCAAATTCCTTTTTGGTACAGCACTGATGAAATGTATAATCAGCAAGTAAGTTTTAGAGAGTCTTATTTGAACTCTGCTAATATACCAATAATATATCAGGCAGTATGGTCTGCAACAGACTCGTCAATAAACGAAATGTATGTGCCTTCTGTTCAGGGAGATGTTGTAAATTGTATATTTAAGATTTATGGAACTACAAAATACCCTGTACCTTCAGGATATGCAAATTGGGAGCTATTGGCAGAGGTGAAAAAATCAAGAGATATTGCTAATACTAACTATGTTAATGGTGGTGTTGCGGAAGGACAAAGATTTACAATAGATATATCAAGAATAGTAGCTGACCAATTATCATACTCATTAGTGCCTATAGGTAAAGGTTCTTGGGAAAATCAAGAGTATGGGGGAATGAATGGTGGTGCTCAAAAACAAGACAATGTTACTGAAGCAGTAAGCCCTTACAATGTAACTCCAAATGGTTGTTACAGAACTATAGCGGTTAAGTGTTCTTTTGAGATTTTAAATGCTAATTTAGCTGTTGAATTATCTACTACTACGCTATCTCACGCTAATTCTAAAGTAATAAGAGCTATAAATAGCGTTCCTTCTTTTAGTAGCAATCCATACCTTCAAAGAACTACAGTTTTAGACGAATATTCTCCTTCTTCAACAACTAGAAGAAGGGCTCTTACTAATTGCCCTAATAATACAACTACCGATTCAGGCACACCTTCATATATGAAAAGTGTAAATCCACAATCTCAAGCAGACTTTTTATATTTTTATGTAAGACAGTCATATAATCCTGACGAAGTATATTATAATATTTACGAGGTTTATGGTAAGACATATAATAAAGATGGAAGTTCTGGATTAGATTTTGTTTTAGGCTCAAATTGGAAAAATCAATTAGGTACAACACATATTTGTTCTGATATATCTCATAACTTTCAAAAAGAAAATACAAGTACATTTTCTGAATATCAAAGTCAAATTGCAGTTCAAAATGTTGCTCCAGGATACATAAATGCTCACGCTTATGCTCCTCAAGAATCTAATTATCCTTATGTAACCGCTAGAACTCCAATAACATCAAGCACATCTCATTATTGCCTTTGGGTAAGAGGTCTTTACGCTGGTACTCCTTGGGTAGAAAATAACCATAGCTCTGTCTATTGGTACTCTATAAACAGAGAGGATGCAAGTGATACTAACAATAAAGAGTTGTTTCAAAATGTAACATTTCATTGGCTCAATACAGTAGGAGGTATAGATACTTATACTGCTCGTAGAGATATATTAGAATCTATAACGTCAAATAAATCTTTAATGGAGACTAAACTTCCAAACAGAAGGTATATGCAAGATGACGCAGACACAAGTGGAGCTCTAGTTGTTGGTGATTACTATAGTGATACAATGAGAGGTTTTGATACTTATAAAGGTGGTTCTGAGGTGTTAAATGTTAATGCTAAGTTAAAAAATAGTGCTTATACAGAGCCTTTATCATATGTAGAATCTAATTGGCTAAGAGAGATATTTCAATCTCCTAATGTTTGGATTGAAGAAAGAACAGATTTTGACAACCAAGTAAATTTTGGCACAGATGCTCCTTATCATATGAAATCAATGAATCCTTATTTAAGACCTGAATCAATAATTTATAAGCCTGTAATAATAACGAACTCAGAAGTTGTATCTTTAGACCAAGAAAAAGGATTGGTTATGTATAATATAGAGTATACTATTTCTCAAGGAGTATTAACACAAAGAAATTAAAATATGATTAGAATTGACCTCTTAGATTACAAATATGATAATTTTTCTAATAATCAAGTTAATTTTGATAATGCTACGATTGTATCTCAATATTGGACTATAAATAATTTAGGTTTTGCCACTAATATAGTAGGAGGCTCAGGTAACAACCTTATTTATCCTGTTACTGCTAAATTAACTAAAGGAGAACAATATGAAATATCTATTACTGTTTCTAATTATGGAGGTACAGGAGATATAGGATTTACAATAGGAGGTACAGATGGAACTGCAGATATGGGATTTGGAACTAACGTAAGAAGAAGTTCAAATGGAAAAACATCTTATTCTTTTACAGCTTCTGCTTCTGATTCTCTGAGGATTTTTGCTAATAATACAGCTTCAGGAGAAATAACTGCATCAGTAACACAAAGGAATGGTATAAATTGGAATGATAGTGTTTCAGGAACTTTAGATGTTGGAGACTCAGACGAATTCCCTTTATCAATGAACTTTTCAGTATCTGATGCAAGAAATTTAAACTCAAGAACAGGAACTTATAGTAAGACATTTAAAATACCTGCCACTAAAAATAATAATAAAATTCTAAAGTCATCTTATATTGAAGGCTCTTATATAGAAGGAAATACAATATCTAATCAAAAACCTTGTAGGTTAGTTGTAGATAATAATTTAACTCTAGTAGGGCTTCTTCAGTTAACTGCTGTTGGAAAATCTACTGAGCCATTATATTATTCTTGTGTGTTTTATGGTAATAATGTTGATTGGGCATCATCATTAGACAATAAACTTTTAAAAGACTTAAGCGTAAATAGTGTTGAAGATGGAAGTGGTTGGGATAATCTTAATAGCAAAGGAGCAAGTACAGGTGTTGGATTACAAGCAAACAGAGATTCTATAATTTCTACTTGGGACGTAGATAATGCAGTTTACAAGACTCCTTACGGAGGAAGTCAAACGGCAAGTGATAAGCCTATAGTTTATCCTATTGTAGGTTATGGAGAAAACAATGAAGGAGGTTCTGATGGGAGATTACAACTACTTAAAACTAGATATGACGCTATAGCAGCAGGAAATTCAGGTAATATAGGGTATAGTGGTTGGTTCAATAATGGAGATGCGTATCCAACTCCAATACCTAGTATGGATTTTAGACCTGCTATATTTGTGTATGACATTATAAAGCAATTATTCAATCAAGAGAACTATACTATTGTATCTACATTTATTGAAAGTGATTTTTTTAAGGGAATAACAATGCTACTTCCTAACTTTAAACACAATAACGTAACACAAAGAATAGCTGAAAATAGTTTTTATGGTTCTTTTTCAGGAAAAGCATATGTTGGAAGCTTTCCTTATACTACACCCTCAGTACTTCCAAGTCAAGATTATTGGCCTTCATTTGTAATTAAATGGAATGGTAATGGAGCTTCAGGAACAAATAGTTTTGTTGTTGATGACCCCTCCTCAATGTATAGTGATAGTGCAGGGTATTTTACAATACAAGAATATGGTTTTTATGATATAAATGTGAGTGGTATTGGGGGTTGGCTAGATTCTGTTTGTGCAGGAACATCTGACAGGAATGAAGTTGATTACATTAGAATAAAATGCGAAGTAAGAACTGCAGGTCAGACAAGTTGGAACAATATAGGAAATGCTTATGGACTTCCTGATGACAATGGAAGGATATATTATTCTTGTCCTGCTCCTCCTGTAGCTGACAAGCCATATGACTTTGAAGATTTGCAAATAGAAAACCAATGGTTAAATAAAAACGATACCATTAGATTTAGACTATCTTACAAGATGGGTCACGGAAATAGTGGTAGCAGAACTATAGGTTGGGAAAACTATTTATATGGAGGAACAGGGGTAACAGGAATACCAACAGGAGGAACGTCAGGTTCTAATGGAAATATTTCTATAGTTCATAAGGGAGAAAATGTTGAGTACGGACAGACATTTGACTTAAAAAATGTTATAGATAATGAAAGCACACAATTAGGATTCTTAAGAGGTATTATTCACGCTTTTAATCTTCAATTTACAACAGATACAGTTTCAAGAGCTGTTTATATAGAGCCATATAATGATTTTTACAAGAATCAAAACGAAGCAATAGATTGGACTTATAAGGTAGACCAATCCCTAAGTCAAGAGGATAAATGGATTCAATCAGACTTAAAAAGAGAAATAATATTTAAGTACAAAACAGATTCTAATGATAAGGTAGTAGAGCATAGGGGATTAACATATTGGGACGGAATACTAGATGAATATCCATACAGAGAGTTTTTAAGCAGTGAATTTGAAGTAGGTAAAAGTGTTTTTGAAAACCCATTTTTTGCAGGTTCTTACAACTCAAGAGATGGTCAAACCTTTGCAGGTTCTGCAACTGTACTGCAAACACCATACAGAGCAAATCTTTGGGGTCTTTGTGATTCAGGAGCCATACCCACACAGGGGAGTGCCTGTAGGCCTGATAAAGGATATAATTTTTTACCTAGATTAGTAAATTATGTTAAAAGTGCTACTTTTAATACATCATCACCTTCAAGATTTACTGCAGCAGTACAAGATTGGAGTTCTTCTGATATAACGGTTATAATTCCAGGACTTTCGCAGACTAATATAAATCCATTCTTATGCTATGCTAATAGTATAGATAATGCCACTTTCACGTCATCTCCTAGACAGCCATTGTCTTATGCTAGTGTGACTCAAGGTGGTTATGATGCTACTAATAATGTTATAAGCACTCCAACTGCTTACAAAGGACTGTATCAGACATATTACCAAGCTATGATTGAGCAATTAAAGTCTAATCCTAGAATAAAAACAATTTATGTTAATTTAAAATTATCTGATATAACAAATCTTGATTTAAGAAAATTAGTTTATATTGATGGCTATTACTATAGAATAAACAGAGTTGTAGATTACAAGCCAAACAATAATGAAATAACAAAGGTTGAGCTTATGCTATGGTTAGACAAAGGGTATATTCCTGTAGATACAAGTTTTAATAGTTAAATAAAAAAAATGGATAGACAAATAAATGATAATGGACAGGCTTTACAAAGAGGTTTAGATGTTTTTATATCTGTACCTATACTATCTAATGAATACCTTTCATATGGAGATTCTTTTGTATCTGATACATTAAGCACAACAACTATAGACACCTCAACTGCAGATTATGCAACTGAAGCAGTAACCTCAGCAAGTATGCCTACTTACTCTAACTCTAATTGGCAGAGATACGGAAGTGATGGAACTATATACCCTTCTGTTACTGAGGTTGAGCCATTTTCATCTAACAACATTATAGGTATAAACGCAAAAGTAACATCAGGTGTGAGTTCTCATTCAGGAATTTTTCAAGAGCTAAAAACACTTATAATAGGTAAAGAATATAACATTAAAATAAGTTTTCATCAGGCAAATGTATTAGGAACTATTGCTATTTCAAGATTATATAATTCTAATACGTTTCCATCTGTATTGACTCAATCTGATGTAACAAGTTATGATTTACCTTTAAGTGAGATAAGTCTTGATTTTATAGCTTATAGCATAAGTGATATACTATTTATAGATTTCTCATCATCTGTAAATGATTCTCAAGTAAAAATATCATCTATATCGGTTAAAGAAAAGAATAGCTACAGCTTACCTGTTATAGCTGAAATGCCAAGAATAGGATTCTCTAAAGTATTAAGGAGAGTTTATGACCAATCAATACCTCTTGAGGAGGGAGAAACTATTACATAATGGCTAAAGATTTACAAATAATAAGAGAAAGCCTACATAAAGTAGGTCAAAAGTATATTTTAGCTTTGCAACAAGAGCTTGAGTTTCAAAAACATATTGCTTCAGGAAATTTGGCTGAAAGTTTTTTTACAAGAGTTCACAAAGCTAGAGGAAGTTTGATAATGGATGTGATGAATAATACTCCATATATGTGGATTGTAAATAATGGTTCTTCTCCATTTGAGCCTAGCTATAATGAGATTGCTAAATGGGTAGAAGAAAAACAATTTAGCTTTGAGAATAAAGAGCATAAACATAATGTAGTGGCTCATATAGTAAGTGAGATAGCTACAAGTGGTTTGCCTACTCCTATGGGTAAGCTAGTATCATCAAGAAGAAAGTTTTTTATAGAGTCTGCTTTTCAAATGGCTAATTCTAGTGGGTTGCAAGAAGCAATGGAACAAGATATATTAAGACAGATAGACAAGGAAATAGGAGAGGTAGGAAAAAGTAAGGCGATTCAATTAACAATAAGCTAGAACAAACATATGACATTAAATAGTAAAGTAGCAATAGAGGTAGAAATCAAAAACATTAAAAAGGTTGCTGATTTAAAAAAAGAGTTAAAGGATTTAAGAAAAGAACAAAGAGAATCTGAAAAACAAGCTAAGACAGGTCAGTTTACCTCCAAGAAAGCAGAGAAGCAATACATTGCAAATGCTAAAGCTATTAAAACAAAATCTAAAAGCTTAAGAGATTTAAACAAAACCTTAAGTACAACAGAAAAAGAAACAAAAAAAGTTACAAAAGCTAACAATGGTATGGCAAAGCAGTTTGTCAAAGGAGCTGCAGCTATTGGAATTGTAGTTGGTGCTTTTAGAGCTGTTACTAGAGTTATAAGCTCTGTAGTAAGTGTGTTTACAGAATTTGAGTTTGTAATGGCTAAAGTAAATGCTGTTTCTGGAGCAACTGAACAAGAATTTAAAGCATTGACTAAAACTGCTGAAGAATTGGGTAGAACAACATTCTTTACAGCTACTCAGGTTGGAGAGCTTATGTTAAACTTCTCTAAGCTTGGTTTTTCAGCACAAGAGAT